CATCGTAGCGAGCTTCTGATACTCGTCTTCTGTAAACTGGTCTCCAGCTTGACGCTTGAGGTCCATAATACTCATACGACGTACGTGCCCTGCGTAGATAAGGTCCGACATATTAGGGTCGTCGGTGTGGCTGTGTATAAAGTATGCAGGGTCTACATAGTTCTCTACGATTCCGTAGTTAGGGTCATTTTCACGCTTTACGACTGCCATACCGATAGACACTAGGTCATCGACACAACGTCGATAGATGCGCTCACCGAACTCGTTCCAGCTTAGCGTGAGCTCTGTAGCAATCTGGGTAGCTATCTCACTAGCAATCTTGATGTTTGTGTCAAGAAAAATCTCTGCCTCTTCTAGGGTATCTGGTAATGAAGGTACGTCATATCCAGTTCTAACACCTAGACCTTCAAGCTCACTGAGTAATGGCTTAAGCTCTACCCCTGCTTTTACCTCCGCTTTTTTCTTTTCTTTCTGAGATACTGAAAGTGGGTCAACAGCCTCTATGTTTGGATATGGGTTACGAGACAGAATTTTGTTTACGACAATTTTAACGAACTTCGGTACAATCGGTACTGGAGACCAGTCGATGTTAAGTAGCGTTCCATCACCGTTGTTTGGGTCCAGTGAATTAAGAATCTGTTTGTATATAGCAGTATCCTGGGTGCCGTTGGCGTAGTCTCTGTTCTGCTCAAACTCCTTGAGTCTACGACGAAATAAGCTACCATCGTCCTCAGGTCGACCCCATTGTGTCTCTATGCTTTTCGCATATTGAAGACCGTAATCCTTTGACTGCTTGACATCATATGGTGCAAGCGGGTCAGGAAAATTATTAATGGGATGAGGATTTTTCCCGTTGTACATATAGTAATTCCTTTATATAAGCATATTATGCTTTCAACGGCAAATATAAAGCAATTAGAAACGCGCCTTGTAGCGCCTGAAGAATACCTTATCAGTTGTGTCGCTTAGCTTTTTCTCCTTTACTATTGTCTGAGCACCGAGCAGCGCAAGACCAGAACTAATCGTTAAGTCAAACTTAGTACGGTCGCTAATCTTGTATCCTATCCAATCCTGTAGTGTCCTATTAAAATACATTTTACCGTGCTCGTCTGTATCAGGCCGATATCCTATATGCTCGTGGAGGTATGCCTCAATAGCGTGAGCGTGGGCCTGTATGAACTCTTGTGAGTTGGAAGGAACGCCTTTTGTGCGCACGCTGCCGCGCTGGTTAGGGGGCGTTAGATGTTGAGGTCTATCCATAATATAGTTATCATATCCTCGGGACTCAAAATATCGCACGATACCATACTTGTTGTTTTCCACTAGCAGTGGGTATCCATAGTATACAGCAGCCAAGAGAACGTCCTCGTAAAAGATACGCGCCAGCTCTGGTCGCTCCGCGTACTCTACTGCAAACCTATTGCTAGGATAGTTCATATTGAACTTGTTAAAAAGATGGAAAGCGCCCTTGGAGCCCCTGCCATCTGCTGTCTCGTCAATATCGTATGAGTCGACACCTCCGACGCCTAGCAGTACATTACCCGGTGAGCGCTTACCGCCTTGTATCAACTGCTTGTTAGACTCCTCAAACGGCATAAGCCAAGACACGTGGAACTTACCGTTAGGGTCCGGACTGAATACCACCTTAGAGTCCTGCTGGCCGTTCGCCCATATGAAGTTACCACGTATCACCGGATTGGGAAAGAGGTTGCTGTTGTGCTCCAGCTGCTCGTATATCTTAGATATATTAAAGTGAGATGTCTTTGTAGAGTCTCGGAAGGCCTCTTCTTCTGTCCAAGGGAACTGGCGTATTACTTCGTTGAGCTCGTAGGGGTCGCTCATCAGCGCCTTCCTTTCGTTATTCAGATAGGTCTTAGCTCCTATTTTCACGATGTCTCCCTCCATAGTGCTTGTAGCTTTATCGGGGTCGTTTACTATCGGTATGCCGTGTATATCAAAGAACCCCTCTAGGGCCTCGTGTGCTGGTATGAATATTTTATAAAGACCGCTCTTGGTCCTTCCGTTATCGTTACGCTTCTTTGGGTCTGAATCGTAGTATAGCTTTCTATAGTTTGAGCCGCCTTTATCGAGCGGGTTAACTGTAGAGCCTACGAGGGCCTTGCCGACAACTTTTTTTCCCACGATAAGACAGGTCCTGTGAATACGCCATAACTCATTTATATCCAATGGGTTCTCTAGCTTTGAAGCCTCATCAAGAAACAGAGTGTGGAGCTTCTCACCGTCGTAGGCGTTGTTTACTGTATTCTTCCAGTTGATGACGGTATCCAGTGCCTGGGTCATCATAACAGCTTTGTTGTTCTTCGTGATTCTTTGGGATGGCTCACGGAACGCAAGTTCCATACGTGGATTAGTAGTACCATCCTGTACCGGCTTAAAGAAGAACGGATAGCTACGGAACATAGGAAATACCTTCTTCATAAAGACGTTGTCCTGAGCATCCTTACCTGTCTTCGATATGATTCCTAGGAGCTTTTCTGCCACCTGCGTGCCTTCGTCCACAAGTATAGAAGCTGAGATATTAGTGTATCCAGAACGTCGACACTTAACGTATACCTGTCCAATGCATCGGGGGTCGGCTTCGCAGGCCGCGTAGTGTATGAATAGCTTTCTTTGGAAGTCAAGATAGCTCGCGTATCCTATATCCATCTTGCTCCACTGCAACAGCATATAGTGGTGTCCGGTGATATACGTCGGTGTCCCGTTGTTATAAAACCACAACCCCTTTTTCCTTCTCGAGAACTCACGCTCTATGTAAGGTGTGAACTTATCTCGAAACTCCTTAGGAGCCTCGGACCACTCGTCCATAGTGCGGAGGCGCTCGAGCTCCTTGGGGACAGATAACCTCCGCCAATACTGTTGGTCTGGGGGGAGCTCGTTAAATAGAATCTCTTTGTCGTCTGGCATCTCAGGAAGCTGGATGTACAAACGTGAAATCTCTATAATTTCTTCACCTGTCCCATCCGGACATATATTGATAACGAAGTCATCGTATCCGTCTATGTCTTTTAGACCTGCCATTACTTACGATATCTCTCCGCGAATCCACCAGCAAAGTCTGAATGCTCGGCAATGATATCGGTGTTTTTTAGGTCTGCGACAAGCTGCTCGAGCCTCTGCCTTTCTATGATAAGTTCTTTACAGGCTAATGCGGTTTCCTTAAGCGCGGCAAGCTCAGCTTTTCTAGCGGAACCGTTTAGCTCTGGGTCTACGGGCTTCTTCAGTTCCTCGGTCATATTATAGATAGCCTGTTCCATAGCCTCGATGAGGTTCTGAGACGCGACGATGGTGGTAAATTTAATGGGCCTCTTCGACATATAGAATCTCTTGTAAAAGCATACGCAGCATATTTTCTCCGTCTACTTCCATATCATAATCTGCTGATGCGCCGTAGCCTACGGTGTCGCCGACCTTTACACCCATCTCCAATAACGCTGGATGGTCAAACGCTATGACGCCGCGACGCTGGCGCTTCTCTTCGTCAATCAAGATTATAACACTTGAGTTAAGTTCTTTCTCCTTTATCTCACGAAGGAATACCCAGTCCCCGAGCATATGCATACCTTCTTCATTCTTGTATGCCACAGCGTGGTTACCGTACGCTCCCTTAGGGTCGTACATAACTAAGTAACGCCCTTTCTCAATTTCAAAAGATGTGTTCATAACGACGTGATGATGGAAGTAGATGGTATCCCCTACTTTAGCTCCTGTGTCAACACGCTCTGGTATGCCTAGTATCTTACCAGATGTGATTCTGTTGGCGAACTCGTCGAACTTAGATGCTAGGTATAGCGTCTTGCCAGCGATTTCGATGGTGTCTTTGAACTTCTTTGGTAGCTCAACGATAAAGTGATTAAGTGGTTTCATATTAAATTCCAATAAAATTATTAGGGCTTTACTTCGTTACTCGAAGTGACAGTCGTACTCTGCTAGCGTCGGCATATTCTCAACGCGTTTCCAAAGCATAGTGCCGTTGGGGCTAGTGATATATATGTTGTAGCAGCGCTGGCCGTTCTTTAGGTATGTACGCTCATCGAACTCTATGACCGATACGTTTCCAGCCCCTGCCTTCATATCTATTAGATAGGCTAGGGCGTCCTTCGGGTTTTGCCCGATGATTAGTTTTCTTATTATATTCATTTAATTGAGGTATTTATCTGGGTCGCCTCCGAAAAGTTTAATCCAGTAGTTTACACTTTTTGGCTCGTCGAGCTGTGTGTTTATAGATGTGTATAACGAATTCATTATATCCTCAAGCTCTTCTTCGTCGCCGATGTTCGTGGCGAAAGACATCTCTATTGAGTCGTCGGGCTCGCCTTCTACATAACGACCTACGGCCATAAGGGTAAAGAACTCACCGTCTTTGTCGCGCTCTGATACAAACTTTTGTATGTCGTCGTAGCGCTCACGGAGCTCCCTATAGAACTCTTTAGATTCGTATTCTTCCATATCCTAATTTTTATTAGTTACTAAACTAAGACAAAGATACTTTACTTCTTTGAGCGGTTTCTTGCTCTGTTAGCACCCTGTGCTTCGAACACTATCCCACCCTTCTTGGTATGTGATGCGTCAAGCTTGTCGCCGTTACCGTAGGTTCCAGCCTCCCGGTTCTTTTTATTTAAGTAGGCTCGGTACTTCTTTCGCTCTTCTGTCTTGTTATACTCACGCTGGTACTCCCGGCGTTTCTCAGCAGATTCTGGATTGTCCTCGTAGAACTTAGATGTCTTAGTTCTTGCTTTCACGACGAATCTTCTTTTCTTGTTCGAGCATCTCTTTAGTTGGAGTTTTACCAGAACCTTTATTGGCTCGGATATTGTCCCATAAACCTCGGGGCGAGTACGAACCGTCGGCACGCTTAATTGTTTTCTTGTTCGCTTTCATCAGTGTGCTTTCTTTACTTTGAACGACGCCTCTAAGGATGCGCCGGTGTGTGGTACAAATTTACCTTCGTGCTCCATAAGGAAGTAACGGCCCTTTTCTAGCATCCAGTGATAGCCCTCAGGGGCATTGACCATTACTTTGTTGGATTTCTTATTAGCTTTCATAAGCAATTTTGTTTATAATTTCTAAGTTACGAACGCCGACTATCGAGCGCTTTGCGCTCACTTTTTTTACTCCGCGCCCGCTTTTAAGACGCTTCTTCGATGACTTAGCCATTAGTACTTGTGTATTTAACGAGTTCTTTTACGCTCTGATGAAACGTAGTACGGTCGTAGATGCCGTTGAAGTAGTCGAGGTACGCTTCACGAGGAATAGCAGCCCACATTTCCTTATAAGGATTGTAGTGGAAAACGTACCCCATTAAAACATCATTCTTCACCTTCGTAGAAACAAGCCTTTACTTTGTAATGAGTAGGAGTTTGTGAGCCCGCTTTAACAGCTGCTTGCAACTGCTTAACAGCTTCCATCAAGTCCATAGCCTTTATTTCAATCTCGGCGCCAGACTCTTCCATCTTGCCTCCATAGTTGTACTTTTTCGCTTTCATAACTATTTGTTTTTTATCGTCATAAAGGTACTTCTTTTACAGACGTAGCTCCGGGGAAGGTGTGCTTCCCAGAATACGGTTCAGCAATCTTCTCATCCCCGACATTGGGAATCAACCTCAGTGTCATCCCAGTCTTAGACATATC